AAGTAACGTCACGAAAAGTCCTCCAATAGTTTTGAGGTGTCCCATGAACCAGGAGAACCCGTCCTTCAACCACCCCATTATCTTATCGAGGAGAGGAGATTGTTTTTTATCGGCGGGCATTTGTGTCTTCGTCTGAGTTGGAGATTTTTTTTGGAATCTTCCCCTCTCAAGTGCCGCGGAATCCTTCATTTCTTCAAGATGGCGCTCCTGCTTCCTTGCGAGTTCGGTGCCTTCCTTTCCGTACTCTTCTAGTTGCGTCACATTTTTATCTAGATTCGTCATCTTCTCGATTATGGTGGTCAATGACACTGACATACTTTCTAAGAACCCGAGTGATTTTTCGGAAGATATCGCAGATGGTTCTCCCCCCATTCTTCCGCCGCCACCTCCCTGCGACGAGGACTTTCCAAAAAATGAGGTCGGCATGCCGCTTTCCGATGGAGCCAAATCTGCAAATTCACGAATCTTTTTTGGATCGCGGCGCATAATTTTACCAGCAAGAACGGTCGCTAGTTTAGAACCACCGGTGATTTTTTTGACGAGATTGAGGGGATCATACTTGTGTTTGAATTGACCAATTCTATGTCCGGCGGCGGCCGAGATGGCTCCCCCTACACCACCTCCGCCTGCCATATGTTCGGCGGCCACATCACTCGGAGACATCCCCTGTTCAAGTTGCGACTTGCGTACGGCCGCTCGCATATTGTTCAGCGCCCGGGTCTCCGCTTTATCCTTCAACTCAACCCTGTGTTGTTTTTTTGATTCCTTGGTCTGCTCCTTCGTTTCCTTAGTTTGGACCTTCGCTTCCTTGGTCTGTTCCTTGGTGGCCGTTGCGAGTTTATCCAGATCACCGTGCATCTGTTTGAATTGATCTTTTATCTCTTGAAATTCCTCAGCCATGTTATTTCCTTTGCGCGTTCATCTGCCTAATACGTTCGTTTTCTCTCTCGACTCGTTGTTGCACCAGGGTCAGGTAAATCAATCGCTCCCAGGGTACGAGATTTTCAAGTTCTGAGATCGCAAATTTATAATCCTGCACCAAAGCGAATGTTGTGGTGTAATAATTCGCTAGATTATCATGTTGCAGGATTATCCGAAAAAACTATCCATCCCCCTGACCACAATCACTTCCTCATAGTTGCATTTCGGGCATTTGAAGGAAATAGGACATTCAATCTTGGGCATCGTGTCAAAGAATTCATCGATCTTGAGCACTTGAGCATGGTTCAGATCATTCACAAATGCGACCACTTCTTCCGCTGGCACATCTTTTGTAAAGACAACATTCTCGGTATCATTGATCGACTCAATACACCCAACCAAAAAATCAAATGCTTCCTCCGCGGGGAGGTCTTTCCTTGAGATATTTCGAAATGACTTGAAGGTGGGATAGCGAAGGGTGATCCCTACCTTCTCAGTCAATTGAATATGTTTATTATGTCCTGGTGCAAATGTCGGCTGAATTTTCAATAGGTCCACAGGATACAAGGAGACCGTGCCACAAATAGCGGTATTGCCATTGGCATCAGTGTGTGTCTGATTGCACTTATAGTTTAAGGTGACAGTCTCACCAATGCTGCGGGCCCGCAGTTGTAAGAACAGATACTCCACATCAAAAAGAGGCAACTTATCAACATCAACACCAGAGATACTTCCTACGCAGTTATCGATTATCTGCTTGGCCGTATTGATGATCGTTTCTGTCTCATCCGATTGCATAGCAATCATGAGAAGTTTTTCTTCTTTGACGAGAAATGGCCTGAATGAGATTTTCACTCCTGAAGGGGACACCACATCATAGAGAGGAACAGCGAGTTTAGGTAAAGCCATAATGATACTCCATTCTTAGGGTTATCGACGCGCACTACCCCTTGGGGGCACCGGAGGTGAATTGATTTTGGGCACTGGTTTCGCGGCCGCATTAAGACCAGTCTGTATGGTGTACCATTCATACGCCAATGTGACAGTGACGCGATGCAATCCGTCTTCTGCCCACGAAACAGGCATCAGGTTGATGGCCGTTGGGAATGCGTTGTGCATATACCATCGTGCGGTCTCGGGGAGTCCTTCAGCCTTGACCGCGGGTTTCGTGACCGCAAATCCCGCTGCCACGTCTGAGACATCATATTGTGTCAAGGTAGCATCCACCCGATAAGTATTCGGGTATGCGAGTTGGTTGGTCGAGGAATTAAAGATAGTATCCATCCACGTTTCAAAGAACCCACGAATCATGAAATTTGCTGTTTCAACAAAATTTAGTGTGATCTCCTGATAGAGTGATTGATAGGGAGTCTTGTAGGATGGACCATAGGTGCGCGAATCGTTCGACACCAGTTGGCGGCCTGGCAATTCGGTAGCCTCACAGCGTAGACCTAGCAATTTGTCCATATCGGAGAATTGCTCCCCTTTGAATGTCAGAGGAATGTACAATCGAAAATGGGAAGTCTTTGATACTCCCCAACGATCTAGTGATGCGATAAACTCTGTCAATATTCCAGCCATTAGTAGTGCTCCTTTGAATCTTTCCAGACTTCTTCTTTACGAACATGGGCTTGTCGTGCTTTGCGGGCCCTGGCTTCTTCGTCCAACGCAACCTGCTTCGGTTTTGCCATCTGCGCTCTAAAATCTTGGACAGGCAAGGTGGCCGCAATGTCCCATTCAACAGGGGGTACTTCAATAAATCTAGATTGCACATGATTCGCCAAGTATCGCTTGATACATGGTGTCGCTCGATATAGTTGGTGCATGGCTGAAAGAATCGGGTAACTCAATCGCAGTCGTGTTTTCTCATCCTCAATAGGTCCACTGGCAAAGCGTTTGAGTTGTGTCAAAAGGATCAACCGATCCTTGGGATACACATAATGTAGGTTCAACCCCAGGAATCCATCAGAATAACGCTGCAACACAATCGTCATTGGAAATCGATCCCAATAGGGCAGGGCGTCTTTCGTCTTAGGATTATACACAAAGAAATAGAAGCGTCCCTGCATGGCCCTGGTGCGTTGGGCGTCACGGTCCTTGATAATCTCCATGCGATCCTTCGCTGTTGGATTGAGCTTGGCCATCTTCTGAAGGAGCCAGGATCGTCCAAATGCCGTCGATGGATCGACTTGCTTTTGCTCGACTTGTTCTTTGATACGGGATACAATTGTAGTCATGGCTGTATTTATGTGCTATACAAAAGGATGATGTTTCTCGGTGAGGACTTGGAATTCCCACCCCTGTTCCTTGGCAAAGGCGGCGGCCGCCGCCCACTTTGATCGGTTGACCGCATAGGTAGCCACCTCTGAGAGAAACCGTCGTGTTTTCCTGCCTTGTTTGGGCATGAGGGTCTGGGCATGAGGTTTCACCTCAATCAGCCAAGTTTTGTCTGTGCCAGATTTCCCGCGCACCTGGATCACAAAATCGATGAAGTACCGATGAATCTCGCCGTCGAGTGGGGAACGATAGGGTATGGCGAGTCCCTCAGAATTCCAGAGCACCACATTATTGTCCCGGTCAAACCTTATCATGAGTTGCCGTTCCCACCCGCTGCGGTATACAATGTCGTTGACATTCCCGGCGTACTTTTGGGGATTTTCCGGCGTATACTTGCCCTGGTAGTATTTTTTCATAGGGTTCCGAGAGGTGACATAAATAGAACGAACATTCACGGAGGCTATTTATGGCAGATATCCTGGGAAAAATTTCAGATACCTTCACAGCAGGACTAAACGAGCTACAAGGTGCGGTCAACAAAATTAGTGGGAAAGAAACAGAGCAACAGGGGGAGGCCAGGGTTGAAGCACAAAAAACCTTCGGATACAAAAGGCTCAACTACCCAGGAACACTGGTGGGGGACGTATCAAAGCTTCCGTATTGGATGACCATTTACATTCTGAAGCAGGAATTGTCCACCTTCACAAGAGGGCCCTCAAATGCGTTTGCCGTAGACCCGATATCAAAGGGACGTATTCTCGGTACTGCGGATATCAATGCCAGGTTGGGAACCAATCTCAATAAAAATACGAGGCAGGGGCTCGGCTTTGGACGCAAATCTAAAAGAACACAAAGGGCGATCCGCCTTTATATGCCCGATACGCTTTCGTGGAATTATGCAAATTCATATAAAGATGCCAGTGTTTCGGGCATTCCTCTCATGGGTTTGGTCCAATCAATTTCTTCTATTCCGGCTCTCCATACCTCCTCAACGGCCGCGGCCAAGCAAGGCGGAATAGCTGGCGTCTTGGCGAGTCTTACCTCCCCTGCGGGTCGTGCAGCAACCGGCGCAGCGGCGGAAACATTAGGTAAGGCATCGGGTCAAGGCGCAAACTTCGGTCTCTCGACTCTTGGTATCGCGCTGAACCCACAGATTGATGTCATTTATGAAACACCAGAATTGCGCACGTTTACCTTTGATTTTTTGTTTTGCCCACGCAATGAGGCCGATGCTCAGACCCTAGCCGATATCATCTATGAGTTGAAATTTCATTCGGCCCCAGAGATGTTGGGAAAAGGCATCGGCATTGGTCGTTACTATGTTCCTCCGTCCGAGTTTGATATTGAGTTTTCTGTGGAATCAATGGGCAAAATCTCAACCTGTGTATTACAGAATATCATGATCGATTACGCGCCTTCAGGTGCGGCATTTTATAAAAATGAACAGCCCGTCAACACACGCATGGTGTTGACCTTCCGAGAGTTGGAATTCATGACCAAAGAATTGATTGATAGGGGGTTCTAAATGCCAGCGTCATACTTTTCGAACTTTCCGTATGTCTTCTATTCTCTCAATGAATCATCGCAACCAAGCGAGGTGAACCTCGTCACGGATATTTTCCGCCGGTCGGCACCCATAGCCAATCTATCGAAAAATAGTCGCATGTTCTACCCCTATCAGATTATTGAGGGGGAGACTCCAGAGAGCGTAGCCTATAGAATTTATGGCTCAACGAAGTATCATTGGGTGGTCACCCTATTCAACAACATTACTGATCCTTTGCTTGACTGGCCAAAGGATTACAAAAATCTCGTGGCCTATATCGTCGATACATATGGTTCGGTGGCTGCGGCCAACGCAGGCACCCACCACTATACGATGACAAAAACAAAGGTGGATTCCATCGGGAATACCAGCGCAGACACCTTCATCATTGATGCAACACAATACGCTACGCTTGTCTCGTTGACACCTGTGGTGACCACCTTTAGTAGTGGCGCGACCGTCACCGTTACGACAACCCGGGCGATTGTGGACAACTATACCTATGAGGTGGACCTCAACGAATCCAAGCGACCTATCGTGCTACTTCAGCCAGAAAATCTTCCCCAAGTGGTGTCCGAACTTGAGAGCCTATTGACATAATGCCTTTATCAGACGGCCTCCTTTACGCAACAGACTTCCAATTAGATATCCTCACGATCACCAGTTCTAGTGGTCAACAAGTGGATATCCGCATGGTCATGCGCGAATTGGTGATCTATGAGGATATTTTTGGCAATGCCATGACGGGCAGTGTGTTTCTCAGCGATACACAAGACCTCATCAATATACTACCCATCGTCGGTGGTGAGTATCTGTCCCTGACGTTAGTGAAGCCTTCTAGCCCGCTCAAGATTCAAAAGGTGTTCCGCATTTATAAAGTCACGAACCGCAAGAAGCTGACGGCAAGTTCCGAAGATTACATTCTGCATTTTTGTTCCGAAGAGATTGTCCTCAACGAGTCCATATTGATTTCTGATATCTACAAGGGCAAGACCGTCTCCTCGATGGTCAAAGACATTGCCCTGAATCATCTAAAGATCGATGCTGCCAAATTCCCTTCGACTGCCTTGACGGACACGATTGGCACATTCGATGTGGTGATTCCCTATTGGTCTCCCTTCTATGCGATCAACTGGCTGGCTCGGTTAGCACAAACAGGGGCGACCACAGGTGGGTCGTTTATGTTCTTTGAGAATAGTGTGGGATTCCACTTCACGTCCATCGAACTCCTGGCTCAACAGACGCCGTTACAGGTAATCAATTTCACTCCTCTTAATTTCTCAGGACAGACCAAGGAAAAGAGTGACAAGCCAGATATACAGATACGAATGGAGTCTGCGGAAGATTATGAATTGTCTCGGGCCCCTGATTTGCTCCACGCAATTTCCGGAGGAGGGTATGCTAGCCGACTCTCGCGGGTCAACATCCTCGATCAGCAGGTCAAAGTGTCTACACTTGATGGGATTGAGTTCTTCAATAAAACAAAGCATGTGAATAAGAATACTGTGATGCAAGCCCGGCCAGATCGCATGGACATCCCCCAAACAAAACGGAATGAATCCTTCTATCGGGTTGCGGTGGATAATCTCAAAGTAGAAACCTGGTTGCTTCAGCGCAATGCGTACCTTGCAGGTTTGCATGGGTTTCAATTGAAGATTTCACTTCCCGGTAATATGAACCTCCGTGCAGGTCAGGTCGTCACACTCAACCTTCCCGCGGCGGCTCTGCCTAGAGAATCCTCCAAGCCGTCGGATAAATTATTTTCGGGAAACTACCTCATCACCGCGATTCAACATAAAATTGATAGGACTAAATACGTCTGCATTCTGGAACTCTCAAAGGATTCTATAACCTCTGCGTTGCCCTCTGCCCTTGAGGGAAGTCTCGCAATGAATAAATTGAGGAAATCATAATGGAAGCCAATCTCGGTGATAAATTTGTGTGGTGGATTGGTGTGGTGGAGAGTCGCCAGGACCCTAAGAAGGTCGGGCGGTGCCAAGTCCGTATTGTGGGCGCGCACACTGAGAACAAATCAGTGATTCCAACGGAACATTTACCCTGGGCCCAACCACTCATTCCCCTGAACGATACTGCCTCCCTTCAGATCAAGGAGGGGGATTATGTCGTGGGGTTTTATCTGGACGGCCAAGAATCTCAGGTGCCCATCATCATGGGTATTTTACCAGGCATCCCCGTTGCACTCGGGCCCGCCTCGACGGGATTCAATGACCCGCGCACAGGATCAGAGTTATCGAGTGCCCCAGGTGGGGTGCGCTACCCTTCGCGGATAAATGAACCGACATTCTCTCGATTGGCTCGTAATGAAAAGATTAGTCAGACACCGATCCAAACAAAGAAGAGTGGGGTACAGTCGGGTGTATCTGTAGCGGGCGGAGGATCGTGGAGTGAACCCAAGACACCGTATGCCGCGGTGTACCCGTACAATCGAGTTATGGAAACCGAATCGGGTCACATTCTGGAATTCGATGATACCCCAGGGGCCGAGCGAGTACATATCTACCATCGATCAGGGACATTCGACGAAGTGCATCCCGATGGTTCAAAGGTTGTGCATATTAAGGCTGATGCCTATGAGGTTGTGTTATCAGATAAGAAAATCTATGTGAAGGGATCTCTTGATATTACTGCGGATAAGGATATCACATTGAAGGCAGGTCAAAGTGTTATCATCGAAGCCGGGACAGACGTAAAGATCAAAGCGGGAACCACATTTAGCAGTGAAGCGGGAGCCTCTCAGGAACACAAGGGAGCAACGATGACTCTCAAGGGTGTCCCGATGCTATTAAACTAGGAGAGAGTATGGGACTTCCTGTAGTGCGTATGGGTGTAGACGTGTGTAGCGGTCATCCCGCTGGGCCTACCTATTTTCCCCCGCGGCCAGCGACCACTGGGTCGACCGACGTGTTTGTGGATGGAATTCCATTAGTACGAATGGGCATCGATCTGTGGGCCCCACACACGAATATCATTAGTGTGCATCCTGGTATGGGTGTGGGTGGTTCGCAGACTGTGTTTTGTAATGGTCTGCCTGTCATGAGAATCGGGGACCCGATCAATTGCGGTTCGGTGGCGATGCTAGGTTCCAGCACTGTGTTTTGCGGATAGGAGATTTATGGCTTTTGACCTCGACTTCTCACATATTCCTTCCGGGTTATCACTTCCGACATTGCCGACATCCACCACAGGCATATCCAATGTCTCGAAGAGTCTTGTGGATAAGATGACCACGGACCCGGGTAGTCTCTTTGCGAATCCTATGATCGGGTCGGTCAACTTTCTAGGCGATGGCATCACACAACTCGAAACGAGGATTACGGGCATTTCGACGGGGGCCCAATTCAGTCCTAGTATCACACAATCTGATGCGGCAGAGTACCTCTCAGCGGACCCGTTCCAAGATGTGCGAACCTCGATGGGAAATTTCATGATGCACACAGACCGTCTCTCAGGACTGCTCAAGAGTCAGGGTATCGAAGCCCCAGGACTTCAGCAAATTATGGCGATTGGGACACAGATGCAAACAATGGCAACACTCTTGCAGGCAGGTAGTGGATGTCTCCCTGTGATTGGTGGCGCCACAGGCCTGTTTTCTCAGGATGCGTTCAATGGATTTCTAGGACAGGTTGCGGGGGTGATGTCAGGGATTGAGCGGGGGGCCGCAACGATAGCCGATGTTGCCGATACCCTTGCCGGTATCTCAAATCTCATTCGGGGTATTGCGAGCAAAGATAGCCAATTCCTTCAGAATGCGGTCAATCAACTACAGGCAGCGGCCGTGGCATTGGCCTTGGAAGCCCTCGATCAGAACCCTTGTGCTCATTTTGTCCTCGACACAATCAAAAACACGAATCCTGGTGGTGTACTGGATGTTCTGAGTAAGCCGATCATCAAACAATAACACATAAATAGGATCATGGCTATATCAACGATCTATCAAGACTTTCCTCTAGACTTCACCATCCACCCAATCCGCAAGGACTTGGTGCTGCGAAGTAATGAGGACTCGGTGATTCTGGCAATCAAGAATTTGCTCCAGACGAATCACTATGAGGTTCCGTTCTATCCAGAAATAGGGTGCAACATTCGTAAGTTGTTGTTTGAAAATGTCTCGGAGTTTACAGCGCGTGACTTAAACCGATTCATCACTGAAACGATTGAGAACTTTGAACCTAGGTGTAGCATTCAGTCGTGCGTTGTCACTCCGGACGAGGATAACAATTTATATAATATCAAGTTGCGTGTCATTATCAATACCTCCGCGAACGTCTTAACCGTTGATCTTATCCTCGAAAGGGTCAGGTAGAACATGGCTGAAAGATTACTGATTACAGATTTGGAATTCGACAGTATCAAGCAGAATTTGAAAACATTTCTCAATTCTCAGACCACATTCCTTGATTATAACTTTCAGGGGTCAGCCCTCTCTATCCTGATAGACTTGCTGGCGTACAATACCTATTATAATGCGTTTTACACCAACATGATGGCCAATGAGTTGTTCATTGACTCGGCGCAGGTGCGTAATTCATTACTATCTCATGCCAAGTCACTCAATTACACCCCAGTGAGCCGCCGAGCCCCGACGGCCATTGTCAATGTTGTGGTCACCCCTCCTGGTGGCAACACACAATCACTCCTCACGATGGAACGGTTTACAGAATTTCAATCCCAAGCGATAGATGGAGTAAACTATACCTTTGTCACCCCTTCGGCGCTGTCGGTCTATAAAGAAGCAGGGGTGTTCACGTTCCCCGAATTAGAAATTAGGGCGGGTACTCCTGAAGTGGCCGCGTTTACATATGCCGCCATCAGCAATCCCGCGTCACGGTTTGAATTACCCAATGATGATATCGATACCAGCACGTTATTAGTGACGGTGCAGGAGTCCGGAATGAATACGTCAACAACGGTATTCAATCTCTCCACCGATGTTATGGACTCTGATGCCAATACGCCGGTCTATTATCTCAGTACGACCACAAGTAACCGATACCAATTAACATTCGGGGATGGGGCGATCTCACGAGCCTTGTCGAATGGCAATATCGTGATTGCAAGTTATCTGAGCACCACAGGCAGCGATGCCAACAAAGTCAATTCATTTGCCACAGGTGCGATTGGGGGATTCTCTAATGTGAGTATTGCCTCGGTGTCCTCGGCCTCGGGCGGGGCTGAGCGAGAGACTGATGATTCCATACGGCGCAACGCACCACTCGCCTATACCTCTCAGGGTCGTGCCGTGACACAAAAGGACTATGAATCACTCCTGAAGCAACTCTATCCCGATATCCAGAGCATCTTTGTGTGGGGCGGTGAAGATAATATCCCGCCTGTCTATGGAAAGGTCTTTGTCAGCATTGCTCCAAAAGAGGGGGTCATTATCAATGACGCTGAGAAAGTCAGAATTGCCACTGAAATTCTGGGCCCCATTTCGATCCTCACGATCACGCCTGAATTAGTCGATCCAGATTATGTGTATCTCAAGTTTGATACGAAGGTTGAGGTGGATGGTAAGTTGACGCTCTTGACTTCCCCACAGATCGCGGATACTGTGCGTACCGCTATTTTGGATTACACGGAGTTGACCTTCAATCAATTTGGGGCCATCTTTGTGATTTCAAAGTTTGGACGTGCTATCGATGATTCACTTTCTGCCATTATTGGTTCGGACACCACCGTGCGTTTGGAAAAGCGCATCGTGCCTGCCCTCAACGTGCGAACCACCTACGCGGTGAGTTTTGCGACTCCGTTACATCACGCGCCGATCCAGCGAGCATTAAAGTCAACCGCATTCACGACCTATGATCCGTCGAATATATTGCGTACGGCGTACATCGAGGAAGTGTTCAATTCTTCGACGGGAGTGGATTCCATCTCCATCACAAACCCGGGGTATGATTATATCGTACCGCCGACCGTCACCGTGACGGGTGATGGTACGGGTGCAGAAGCAGAGGCCACCATCGTCAATGGACGCATAGATACTATCACAATGACGAAACGCGGCACCTCCTATACCTCCGCGATTGTTACGATCTCGGGTGGAGGCGGGCAGGCCGCGACAGCCTCCGCGATTGTGCAATCAAAATACGGCACGTTGCGTACTTTCTATTACAACTCCAATTCTGAGAAAGTAGATATCAACCCTACGCTCGGTACCGTGGATTATTTCAAGGGAGAATTGGTCATACGAGATTTGACTGTCATTGCGTCCTTGACAGACGCCGAGGATATTCGTATTAGCGTCGAACCTGAAGCGGCAATCATCGAGACCCAACAGAACCAACTCCTCTTGTTGGACTCGGAAGACGTGGGCGCTATTAACATCACTATCATTGTGCGATAACTATTATGGCTAACACTATATCTCTCTTGGTTCGTCAACAACTGCCGGAATTTATTCGTAGTGACTTCGATACATTCTCTGCGTTTGTTACGGCGTATTACGAGTGGATGGACCAGAGTGGCAATGCCATTGATTTAAGTAAAAATATTCCAAACTACATGGACTTGGACCGAACCATCGACGGGTTCATCCAATACTTCACTGACCAATTTTTGCCACTGTTTCCACCAGACAGACTAAGTAACCCAACTTTCTTCATCCAACATGCGAAAGAATTTTATCGGTCGAAGGGTACAGCAAAGGCAGTGAAGTTACTGTTCCGGTTATTGTATGACCAGGACATTGATACATTTTATCCAAAAACCAGTGTGCTACGGGCGTCTTCAAGTGGTTGGACCGGCACGCCCTCCCTGCGACTCGACCCAACGATGTGGACGATCCAATATGGTGCGGGTGGGTCTAACACTCGTTTCCGCGCTCTGGACACGTCATTAGGGACTACTCCCTCCGTCTACCTCAACGGTGTACTCCAATCAACGGGCTATCGTCATTCTCCAAATGAACCCTACCTCATCTTTGATACGGCACCGGCGTCTGGTGTGGAACTCAAGGTGACTTATCCTGGCAGTGAACTCACTGATCTGTTCGACACCAATGCGATTGTTGTACGCATGGTCGGACAAGTATCCGGTGCGTCGGCCGTCACCGAGACGCTCCAAGAGATTGTGTCCGACACCATTACTCAATTAGACCTCGCGGTATCTTCCGCTCAAGGCACATTTACACAATTTGAAATCGTCAGGGGCCGCTGGGTCTACGATACTGACACACAAGAGTACGTGAATATCTACGGTCGGTTACAATCATACTTGTCTTCGATTACCTTGACAGATGGCGGATTGGGATACAATGTCGGTGACCCTGTGATCGTGAGTGGTGGGGTACCCGCGAACACTGCCACCGCTGTGGTCGATGCGATCTTCTCTGCGCTCATTTCCAATATCACGGTGCTTGAGGGCGGTGCGGGCTATCAACCAGGGCAGGCCTGCTATATTACCTCAACCCCGAACACTGGATTGAATGTCTTTGTGTCATCGGTCGATACATCGGGTAATGTGCATCCCAATTCCTATATGATGAACCAAGATGTGATGAATCTTTGGGCCAATACGGTGATGTCCGATCCTAATTATTATTTCACTCCTGGACTTTCTGAGAATGTCAATACGATTATGTCGATGGCATTTACGGATTTCATTTATGGCAAGCATCCCATTGAACGGTTGGGTCCAATCTCCGCGGTTACCATCACCAGCAGTACG